TTCTTTAAGCACTTATTGACAGGGAAAGACAATGCCACTTATGATATTGGTCGGGTTACTTGGCTTTTTGGTATTCTTGCCGTCATTGCTTTGGCTTTTTATCAAGTATTTCACACTGCTGTAAGTCTTAGAGAATTAGCTGAATCATTAGGTATCATCTCGGGTGCTGGCGGAGCAAGTGTAATGATGAAAAAAGATGCGGAGCCTAGTTAATGTTCCCACTATCAATAGGCACCTATGTCAAAATTGTCGTGGTTAGTTTACTTCTATGCGGGTGTGCTTATGGTTATATTGAGCATTCTCGTTTTGAGGAGTATAAGTCAGAGATTAAAGCCATCGCAGAAAAACAAATTGCGCAGAATGAATCAAAAGTTAAAGAACAAGCGCTAATCAATAAAGGAATATCAAATGCATACGAGGCTAAGTTATCTGCTATTCACACTTATTATGACGGGATGCGCAACTCCAGTGGCAGTCCAATGTCCAGCCTTTCCCTCTCCTCCAGCGGAACTAATGTTAGCTCCTCCGACTTTAAACTTGATTGCGCCATTACCACGCAGCAAGTAGTAAGCCTGCAAGATTGGATTAAGGAACAGTCAGGTCTATGATTCAAAACTTTGAAAAGTCTTTAGACATGCTGCTTGAATCTGAGGGTGGATTTGTAAACAACCCAAAAGATCCAGGTGGAATGACTAACCTCGGAGTCACTGCCGCTACTTGGGCACAGTTCAAAGGGCGTGCTACAAGCGAAAAAGAAATGCGTAATCTTGACAAAGATGACGTAGCTCCGTTGTATGAGAAGAAATACTGGGACGCATGTAAGTGTGATGACCTGCCTTCAGGCATCGATTACCTAGTCTTTGACTTTGCGGTAAACGCTGGTCCTGGCAGGGCGATAAAGACGCTCCAAAAGGCTATCGGCGTGCCTGAGGATGGTTCAATCGGTCCTGTGACTTTGCAAAACATTGACGTCATGGAAAAAAATGAATTGATTACTCGATTTTCAGATTCTAAAAAAGAGTTCTATGAATCATTACCAACCTTCCCTACGTTCGGTAAAGGTTGGCTCGCGCGTATTGACGTAGTCCGCGGTAACGCTAGTAAATTATTAGGATAAAAAGATGAGTTCTATTCCCGCAGCTGTAATGACGTATGACAATCTAACCTCTAATATAGAACAATATTTAGAGCGTAATGACCCTGCGGTTGTAAATCAAATTCCTACATTCATCATGTTGGCTGAATTTGAAATAGCAGAAATGATGAAGTCATTAGGACAGCAACAGGTTGTAGAATCTACCATGCTCGCTGGTAATCCTGTAATTCCTAAACCCGCACGCTGGCGTAAGACGACCTCGTTCAATATTACTGTAGGTGGTAAAAAACAACCTGTATTCCTGCGTAAATATGAATACCTAATCAATTATGCCCCTAATAGTTCAACTCTATCTACTCCGTTATACTATGCCGATTATGATTATGATAATTGGCTGGTAGCTCCTACTCCAGATACTAATTATGCGTTTGAAGTATTGTATTACGAGCGCATTCAACCTCTTTCATCAGATAATCAGACTAACTGGCTTACGCGTAATGCACCTAATGCGATGCTTTATGGGACACTGCTTCAAGCTATGCCGTTTCTAAAAAATGATCAACGTGTAATTTTTCAGACTAAGTACACCGAGGCAATCACTGCCTTGAGTAATGAGGATAAATTACGCATTGCCGACCGTCAAGCTATTGCTCAAGATTCTTAATCATGTATTACATTTACATCATAACTAATATCATAAATGCCAAGCAATATGTTGGCATAACTAAAGATATTGATAAAAGATGGAAAGAGCATAAAAAAGCTGAAGAAGATACTTATTTTTACAGAGCTATAAGAAAATATGGCGCGCACAATTTTGTTATAAAGCATTTTGCATCTTCTAAAGATTTAGAATCTGCGTTTTTTATAGAAAAAATGTTGATAAAAGAACACGCTACTAGAAGCCCTTTGGGTTATAATTCTACAGATGGAGGAGAAGGTTTAAGCAATCCTTCTGAAGAAATAAGAAACAAAATGCGTAAAGCTAGTACAGGTGTTAAAAGATCTGATGAAACTAAAAAGAAACATGCGTTAGCTTGGTTAGGTGATAAAAATCCTATGAAGCGCGATGATATTAGAAAAAAGCGTTCTGAATATTTAAAAGGGCGATTGGCTAATGAAAGAAATCCATTTTATGGAAGAAAACATTCAAAAGAAACAATTGCTAAAATGAAAGCAACTTGGGCTATTAAAAAAGCTAAAACAGAATCTAAAGAAACGGTTTAATCATGGAATACACCAATCCTTTTACTGGCGCGACAATTTCCCCTTCTCAAGTCGGGTACATTGACCTTACCATTTCTGCCAATACGTATTTAGAATGGCCAATCAACGGTAATGATACTGTTGACGTAGCCGCGAATATCATTGAAGTAACCGCGACTACTGGCGGCTTAGACTTGATTATGCCACCTGCGGCGCAAGTCTCAGTAGGTCAAGCGGTAATCATTCGTAACATTGGTTCAAACCCTTTTACTGTTACTGACAATGGCGGTGATACACTGCTTTCAGTAAACTCTGGAGTAGCTTTTTACCTTTATTTGACTGACAATTCAACTATTAACGGAACTTGGTCTAACGTCACATTCGGCGCGGGAACTTCAGCTGCCGATGCCGCTACCCTCGCGGGTTACGGTTTGACCGCGATTGGTCCTACTTTGAATCAGTCTTACTCAGTTACTAATTACTACGCTAGTTCAGCTTTAACTGCTACGGCTCGTGCCCAATTTGCAGTATGGCAAGGTGGTGCGGGAACTTTAACTCTACCTTCTGCCTCAAGCGTAGGTGCGAATTGGTTCTGCATGTTCCGTAACAACGGTTCAGGTATCCTTACCATTGCCCCAGTCGGTTCTGACACTATTGACGGTAACGTAAGCGACCAATTACAAATTACTGAGTCTTTTGTAGTGGTTTCTAACGGTAGCGGATGGAATACATTTGGATACGGTCAGGCTACTCAATTTGCTTTTACTCAATTATCCGTTGTGGTCACTGGTGGAACTTTAACCGAGACTGCCTCTCAAGCATCTAACCTCATTCAAGAGTTCACTGGCACTTTAACTTCAAATCAAATCGTCATTGTTCCCCCTACGGTTCAACTGTATACCATGACCAATAATACTACTGGTTCATATACTTTTACAGTTAAAACAACTTCTATAGGCGCGGCTACGGTTACAATACCACAGGGAACTTCCCTTGTGTTAATTTGTGACGGAACTAACGTATACAACGCGGCTTCTGGCTCGTCAAGCGTTATTACCTCTTTGACGCTCGGTAACGGCTCGCTCGCTACTCCTTCACTCAAGTTCACTGGTGATTTGAACTCAGGTTTATACCTGCCGACTTCAGGTCAAATGGGCGTTGTCATCTCAAACGCATTAGCGGCAATATTCAGTTCAACTGGTTTATACGTGCCTAACGGAATCGGTGGAGGTAACTTTTGACCACTGACATCTATAACCTATCGGTAGCTCCTGGGATTCAAAGAGACGGAACTCTCTTTGATGCTCCCTGCTACGTTGATGGCGTATGGGTGCGCTTTCAGCGCGGTCGCCCTCGTAAGATCTGGGGTTACAAAGGTATATTTCTGAATGCTCCTGGAATTACTCGGGGTATGATTATGCAATCCCAAAACGGTGAAAACTATGTTTACGGCGGTTATTCAGATTCACTGCAGTATTGGCAAACAGACAATGATGACGGTGTAGGTTCTGGACCATACCCGATCACTTTAAATAACTTTACTGCTAATGCTAATAACCTCTGGCAGTTTGATATTTCTTATGATTCAGCAGGTTCAGGTGCTTTAACAATCATAGCCCATCCAGGACAAAATCTAGAAGATATTGACAGTACAGTAAATACCCCTGTTTTATACGGAACATTTCCTGGCGGTTCAATGTCTAAAGTGGGTGTGTTTACCGCTACGGGAACTGCCACTGGAACTACTATTTCCATACCTAGTGAAAATTTTCTAATCGCAGTCGGTCAAACAGTAACTGGGCTCGGAATAGCTGCTAACACAGTCGTAACTGCGGTTGTCGTTACTAGTTCCCCTACCCCATTAACCACTGTAACAATTAATAATGCGGTTACTGGCAGTCCAACCTCATTTACGTTTGATAATAATGTTGCTGTTTCAGGCGGATGCGTAATGCTTTACCCTTACCTGTTTGTTTATGGTAATAATGGTTTACTTAAAAACAATTCAGCGGGAGACCTGCAAAACTGGGTGGGAGCAGATTCAAACGAGAATAACGTAGCTGCTACAAAGATTGTTAAAGGCTTACCCGTACGCGGCGGTACTACTGCACCTGCGGGTTTATTTTGGTCATTAGATTCTTTGATTCGCGTAGTGTATAACCCAACTAACGTCGGCACATCAACAATCTACTGGACGTATGACATTGTAACTAATCAGACTTCAATACTTTCATCTCAATGCGTTATTGAGTATGACGGTATTTACTTCTGGTGTGGCGTTGACCGATTCCTAGCGTATAACGGAGTTGTTCAAGAAGTACCGAATGATATGAACATGAATTACTTCTTTGACAACTTGAATTACGTTCAAAGACAAAAAGTATGGGTTAGTAAGATTCCTCGTTGGGGTGAAATCTGGTGGTTCTACCCTAAAGGTGATTCTGTTGAATGTAATGATGCCATCATCTACAACACTCGTGAAAAGAAATGGTATGACGCAGGTCAAGCACTCGGTGCTAACCGTTCATCAGGCGCATTCTCTGAGGTGTTCCGCTATCCTGTTTGGGCTGGTAATGAACCTAATCTATTAGGCCAATATACTGTCTGGCAACATGAAATTGGTGTTGATGAGGTTTATCTTAACAATGTAAACGCTATTGAGTCTTCTTTTGAGACTAATAGCCTCGGCTGGGTGAACGGTGGTCCAGGACCAAAACAAATTAAAGGTTTAAACCGTTGGATCCGCGTTGAACGTGTTGAGCCAGACTTCGTTCAAGTCGGTGAGATGAGCCTCGTTGTAACTGGTAAGTCTTACGCTGATGACGTAAATGAAAATTCAGATCCTTACGTTTTTGACCCAGACACTCTCAAGATTGACATGCGTGAACAAAGACGTGAATTGCGGTTAAAATTCATAAGCAATACCGTCAACGGAAATTATCAATTAGGTAATGTATTGGTCAGTGCCGACATTGGTGATGAGCGCGGAACAGGCAACCCATGATAACCTACGACCCTCGCGGAATGAGTTGGGACAAGTGGTGCGCCTTGATGGCAGAGTTATTTGCTGCGAATCAGCTCGGTACAGTGCCTGAGGACAAATGGCGTGATTGGGCTAGCGGCATGCAGGGAATTGGATATTTTGTTAATTCAGGAACTCCAGACCCAAGGTTGTTTGATGATTGGCAACAGTGGGCAGAACAATTAGTAGGTATTATGACGATACGGAAACACAAATGAGACCTTCAGAGATTATCAAAAAAGAGGCTGAAAAACATGGATTGGATTCAACCAAAGTCCTAGTCAGCATTCAATATATTCTAACACACAAATTAGGATTCCTGCTAACTAAAGGAAATTCTGTTTTGTTATTAGCAAAGATCGGCGATAATGAGTATGAAACTCATTTATTTACTGAAGACTCTCCGCTAAAATTAGCTCAAGCTATGATATCTATTTTTCACGATATTGAAAAACTCAATATCAAAGCTATCTACGGAAATGCTGATAATCCTCAGATTATTAACCTTTTAAAGAAGCTAGCAGATAAAGAAGGCACAGAGATTCAAGACCCAGATAAGCCAAATTATAACTGGATGATACGTTTATGAGATATACATTAGATTCAATGCTCCCTGAGCGGGCATTCCAAAAACGATTAGGCGGATATGGTCCTGCTACTTTAGAAGGCGGTGGCGGGGGCGGTGGTATTATGGCAGTGGTTGCCGTAGTTGCTACTGTTGCCCTAGCTGTTGCTACTGATGGGGCATCGCTCGCGGCTGAAGCTGCTATTGACGGCGGGGCTGTTGCCGCGGACGGAGCTATTGCAGCGGGTGAAGTTGCTACTGCAGATGCCGTTACTTCTGCCGCTGCTGACGCCGCTATCACTACTGGAACTGAAGCAGCTGCGGGAACCGCTGCAGCCGATACCGCTGTCGCTACAGGTGCGGATGTAGCTGCTGCAAATGCGGCTACTGTAGCGGGTGATACGGCTGCTACGGCTGGGACTACGGCTGCTGACGCTGCAAGTGTTACAGGCAGTGCCAGTGCAGACTCTGCGCTTCAAGCTGCTGGTCAAGGTGCTTTAAAAAGTGCTGGAATGAATAGTCTTGGGCAACTCGTAAATACAGGCTCGATTGACCCTAATAAGGTTCTTAACGCGGGTGTTACGGGAGCAGTTTCAGGTGGTCTAGGTAATGGTTTAGCTCAAGCTGGAGCACCTTCATTACTAGCTAGTCCTTTAACTGGTGCAGTTAGCGGTGCCACAAGTGCGGCATTAAATGGTGGTAATATCGGCACTGGTGCTCTAATTGGTGGAGCGGGTGGGGCTGCCTCTGGAGTAGCAAATACTGTAGGTCAAAATTTAGGTTTAGACCCTACTAGTCAAGGCGCTTTAAATGGAGCCATACGAGGTGGTACAATGGCTGCCGTAAATAACGGAAGCATTGGTACGGGCGCATTAACAGGTGGTATTATCGGTGGCGTTTCTTCTGCCGCGAATCAACTCGGAACAGCTGCCCAAAATGCAGCTACTGGAGAAAATGCTAATAGTTCATTATTAGGTCAAGTTCTGGGTAGTGCTGCGAGTTATGGAGCTAATACGGCTATTAATTCTGTAAATGCCCCTACTACTCAAGCTAGTGGAACTCTGAAATCAACTTCAACTGGTATACCAACTGCAGCTATTCAATCTCAAAACGCTGCTTCTATTCAAAGTCAAACTGGTGCACCTACAATGGCAGGTACCACTAGTGGTGGTCTTTCTAACCTTGAATTAGCTGGTTCTCAAGCGGGTATTCCTACTGGCTCTAGTGTAAACTTTAACACTGGAACTGCTAGTAATTCCGCGCCAAGTTCAGGTTTAAATAATAATGGTTTACCTGCTAACTTGACTCCAGGGGTTATGACCTCTAGTAATCTACCTTCATCTACTACTTCTAACCCTCAATTAGAACAGTTAATTCAAATGCATCCTCAATTAGGTGTTGTTGATCCGCGTATTTTAGCGTCTCTTATGGGTAGTTCAACAACTCAGACTTATAAGAACGGTGGAGTTGTGGGTTATGCTAACGGTGGTCATGCTGAGCATGTACCTGAATTTGTAACAGGAAAAACAGGTCATCACGTCAAAGGGCGCGGTACTGGTCAAAGCGATGAGATTCCTGCAATGCTCGCTAATGACGAATATGTATTTGATGCTGACACTGTAGCGGCACTCGGTGATGGTTCATCTGAGGCTGGTGCAAGATTCTTAGATAACTTCCGTAAATCTGTACGCGCACACAAACGAGCTGCGCCAGTTGATAAGATCCCCCCAAAGGCTTCTCCGTTACAATATGTAAAAGAAGCAATCAAGAAAACAAGGAACTCATAATATGGCTGCTGTCGGTGCATTACCTCCAAACCTCGGTGTAACAGCAGGTTCAGCTCCTGGATCGGGTTCTATTACTCAGGGTACAGCTTTACCTAATATTACTACTACTCAAGCTCAAGCTACTGCCACTCCGCAGTTCTATACTGATTATTTGAATCAGTTATCTACTCAAGGTCAAGCAGCTGCTCAAAATTCTCAATATGTTGGAGCAGCTCCATTACAGCAGCAAGCCTTTGGTCAAGTTGGGCAGAATGTTGGTAATTATCAACCTGCTTTAAATACAGCTTCTTCTAATATAAATTACGCAGGTAGTATTAACCCTTCAGCTGCTGCTGCTGGTACTATTAATACAGCTATGGGTAATAATGCGGTTAATGCGGCTCAACCTTATTTAAATGCGGCAGCTGTTCCTACTTCACAAACTGTTCAACAGTATATGTCTCCATATACTAATGACGTTGTTAACTCTATCGGTAATCTCGGTCAAGCTAATATTGCTCAAAACCTTGCTCCTCAAGCGACCGCTGGTATTGTAGGCGCGGGTGGATTCGGTTCTAAACGCGGACAGCAGGCTCTCGGGGAAGTCCTTTCTAATGCAGGTTTAGGTATTACTGGTCAGCAGGCTTCTGCATTACAGTCTGGTTATCAAAATGCTCTTACAGCGGCTGGGCAGCAAGCAGCTCTTTATGGTCAATTAGGACAAACGGCAGGTAACCTAACTAATACTCAAATGGCAAATCAGCTTAATGCTGGTCAGCTACAGGGTAATCTTGCAACTGCAACTCAACAAGGTGCTCTAAATACAGGTATAGCTGCTCAAAACCTAGGTACAACTACTCAGAACCTCGGTCTAGGTGACGTTAACGCGCTGTCTACCCTTGGTGCTCAGCAGCAGACTATCGGTCAAAATGCTCAGAATTATCCAATGACTCAACTCACGGCAGAATCCAACCTACTCAAAGGTGCTACAATTCCTACCGCTACGAGTTCAACTTATACTGGTCCGATTCCTGGTGCTTACAATACTTCTCCTCTCGCGCAGATTTCGGGTATTGGTTCGGCATTGGCTGGAACGGGCTTGGGTCAAACATTGTTTGGTTCACCTGCATCGACTAATGGGCAGACACCTGCTACTTCTGGCTTGGTTGGAAGTGGTTTAACTGCCGCCAACTCCGCCTTAACTAACGGATTAAGTAGTGCAGCTAACTGGATTGGTAACGGTGGTTCTAGTACGAGCAACGGTGGAAGTGGTCTTCCAACTGGAGTTAGCGTATCAGGAACAGACCCAAGTACAGGTATGCCGACTTATGTTGATTCAAGCGGTACACCTGTTGATCAATTTGGTAACCCTGCTACGGCTGCTTATACTCAACAGCAATCTGATGCCCAAGCGGCAGCCCAACAGCAAGCTGACGCCCAAGCGGCAGCTTATGCTCAACAACAAGCTGACGCCCAAGCGGCACCCATCATGTCTGAGGTCTTCTGAATACGCTCAGTCAAAATCTTATTAAGGATAAATCATGGCAACTATAGGTGCATTACCAGCTGCTCCGGCTGGAATCGGTACAGATCCAGAGGCTCAACAGGCGTATGTTGATGCATTAACCAAGGTTGCAGATTCCCTGCAGAACCGTGGAGGTACAAACTGGTTTAATGTAGCTCAAGGTTTTTTAGCTCCTACTCGCGGCGGTTCTTTTGCTGAGTCTGCAGGTAATGCGGCGGGAGCTATGGGTAAAGATATAGAGCATGAAAAAGACATAGCCCCTAGTCTAGCTATGATGCGTGCTCAAATTGCTGGTCAAAAATACACCATGCAGAATGATGCAAAAGCCCTTGGATTAATGGGTCAAACCCTAGGAGTATCCCCCTCTGAAGTGCCTAATACTTTAAGTTCAGGCAATATTGATGCTTCTCAATCTGCAAAGTTGCAGGCTATATACCCATTGGTAGCTTCTTTATCTCCAGCTCGTGGTGAAATTTTAAAGAATATGATTGGCTTCACAAATGAGGCAACAAAAGCAGGAGCAGAGGCATCTAATGCTAACGTAGCCACTGCTCGTTTAAATGCTGAATTCCCAGGAGCATTGCCTAATGTAACTCAACCTTCTACGCCTCAACCTTCTACGGCTCAATCTCCTGCAGCCCAACAAGGTTTTGGACTTAATTATCCCGTTGAAAAAGCTACAATCTCTAGCCCATTTGGAGAGCGTAAAAATCCATTTGATAATTCTAAAATTGAGTCACATAATGGTATTGATTTTGCTGCTCCTCTTAATTCTCCAGTGCAGACTGTATTACCAGGAAAAGTATCATCAATTGAAAAATCACCTGACGGATATGGTAATCGAGTTATTATTGAGCACCCTAACGGAACAACCTCATATTACGCGCATTTGAATGATGTTAATGTCAAAACAGGTGATGATCTAACTCAAGGGCAACCTGTAGGTACTGTAGGTTCTACTGGTAAGTCTACTGGACCTCATGTTGAATTTGGTATTCTTGATAAAAACGGAAAGCCTATTGATCCTTCATTATTGTTTCAAAAAGGTTCAGCTCCTCAAAATGCACAAAAACCAACGGCAGGCGCGGAATCTTCAGGTTTAGGTATTGCAGGTCAACAAGCCGTATTGAAAGAACAAGCCGTTGCAGGTAATAAGCAGTACAACACCATGCGTGACGCGTTAACCAGTGAAACACCCGATGCCTTTATATCTTCTAATGCTCAGCTTGATCGCCTTCATGGTTTAGCTACTCGCAAAGATGCTAATCAAATATTTGGCGTACTGCAGGCAGGTGATGAGGATTCATTCATCAAGAAACTTGCAAAAATCGGTATGAGTGCAACTGATGAAGGCGTAACCATAGGCGATATCGGGCATCTCAGAACTGGGTTTGACAATATAGTACGTAATTCAACTTTGAATACTGAGCAGAAAGCGGCAGCTAGTGAGGCAGCTATGATCATGTCTCAACAGGTGATTAACAACCTAAAAATGAATCGCCAGACTGCATTCGGTGCGCGCTTGACAAACTATGAAGATCAACAAATGCAAGCCTTGAATACGAATATGAATACTATTCCTCAATTTATTGACAAGTGGGCTGCTCAACGTAAATTAGAAAACTCTAAAGGATTAGCAGTAAAAGATGCGTATTCTGATTGGGTAAGAGAAAAAGGTGAGAATTATGCTAATACTCATTTGAATGAATTCTTTAATTCAAAAGAATCTCCATTCCGTAAAGTACCTGAGCAATATGCCAGCGCATATAGTTACCTTAGTAATAACTATAAGTACAAACCGCAACAATAAGGATTAATCATGGCTGACTCAATTGACAGTGGAGCACAATTGTTGCAACAGCAACACCCTGAGTTATATAGTTTAACTCAAGAAGGTTCAACTCATACTCAGTCTCAACCTGATGCGGGTGCTCAATTTCTTCAGCAGGCTCATCCTGAATTATATAATCTCACTCAAGGTCAAGCGGGTTCTGCTCCTGAAGGTTCGGTTACGGTTTCTTCTGCTCCTTCTAGTTTTGATGTAGGGGACGTTGGTTCAGCATTAGCAGGTGCGGGTGCTGGTAAGGTGTTTAATCAACCTATGACTGAAGAAGTCATCAAACCTCCAGTTACTGGTTCTGCGCTTAATACGGCTAAGGTGAATGCTGACGTAGCTAATAATGCATTTGAACGCTCAACTCAAAGCCATGCTAATAATATTTTAGACACGCATCAACAGCATCAAGCTGCTTCAAATGTATTAAAAGATGCAGAAGCTGAATTGAAGTTAGCTCAAGCTGAAGCAGCTAAACATGGAATATACACTCCATCTACTCAGAAAACGGATTTAGGCAAGCTCGTAGCAATGGATGAAGGCTTACCCCCAGCTCAGGGTAAAAACGTCGTGAAGCCCCTCGGAGGAATTGCTACTGAGAACTATGGAAAGTCATATGGATTAACTGATTTTGACGCTGCTCGCGCAATAGATACTACTAAAAATGAAGAAGGTGTCTGGGACATTATGAAGCAGGTCAAAAATGCAGAAGCTAAGATTGGTCCTGGATATGCCATGGTACCCGAACGCTCAAATATCATGCTACCCACTCATGCGAGTTCAGCGCGCGGTGTAGAAAAAGTTGACCGTAGTATTGCCGAAGCAGCGCGAGACAAATTAGCTCAAGCGACAAAAGCGCATCAACAGGCTAAATCTGAGTTTTTATCTTTAGAAGATGCTCTAAACCAATTAAAATCTAGCACTCCTACCGAAGTAACTCGCAATAAAGAAATGGCAGCGCGCCTAGCTGACAAAGCGCGACTACTTCAAGAGTCTGCCGCCCTGCATGAACTCACTAATATGGGTAAAGTCTGGAACGGTGCAAAATTGGTTGGTGGAAAGTTAGCTGGTCCAATTACAGGTGGAGCTGGAGGATATGATTTATATGAGGCTACAAAAGACTTTCCAGAAGGTCGTACAGCTGCAGGTGTTGCGCACACTATAGGTGGATTAGGTGGTCTCGCTAGCCTAACCCCATACCCACCTGCAAAAGTTATAGGTACGGGGTTGGCTATTGGAGCACCTCTAGCTTATGAAGCTGGAAAAGCTAAAGGCTATTGGCAATAATTATCTGATGCGTGCTACTTTAGCTCGCTTTAGAACTAATTCGTATTGTTCCTTAGCGTTGGCATCCAACGAGCGGAGTGGAAGTTCTTGATAATACTTCCACTTGTCTCTATACTCTTGAAGTTCTGACGGCGGAATCCAGCCATTCATTTTCCAGCGGATTGTAATGTCAGTTCCTGCTGCTGTCCAAACAAAATTTGAATCCATAGTTATTTCCTTTCAAATAAAAATACTGTTTATCAATGCATTAATAGCAATGCATTTCTTGTAAAACAGCTTTTTGAATTAGATGATCATAAACTTTCTGATGATCCATTTTCTTTCCAGTCTTCTAAAACTTGTAAAAGATGTTTTCTAAAATTAATCCTCATAACAAATTCACTAGGCTGGTACATATTGATAAAGCGTTGTAGAGGATCGGTTACTCCCTGCAGTAACCCATTAGGTTCAGGTAGAATATCTGTTGGATCCTTTGGCACTGGTTTCACTATACCGTAAATCTGGTCAGTCATTGGTGCATCACGACCCTGCATAGTTAAGTCTTCAATCTCTTTACGGATCTCAGCTTCAGTCTGCTTAGGCTTTTCCGCCTTAACAACTTCCACTACTTCCTCTTTAGGTTCTTCAACCTTTGGTGCTTCTACTTTTACTGCGGGTTGCTTTTTAGTTGCCATTTCTATACTCCCATTTTCTATAAGTTGAATGTTTATGTTCCCACCACCTGCAAGGTTTATATCTACCGAACGAGATAGTGTTCCTCAAAAAATTAAACCGCGCTAAAACCTCGTGCCTAGACTGTCTGCGTCGAGTTTCGATTGGGCTTTTATTCCTGCGAGGGATTAATTGCCGAGTTAGCATTTAAAGTCTCCTTTATCAGTTCATCAGTTAATTGATTCAAAAGCCTACGCGCCTCATCTACTTCTTTAATTGTAGGTTGTTTTTCAAAACAAATCCAAACTCCGCTAGCCATGATTGCAGTGTGAGCGTCTTTGAGTTTATCTTCCATTCCTAGTCCTGAGCAAATAAAGAGCTAGTAGCGCGGCTTCAGCTCTTCCGTCATCTTTTTTGCGTTTGAACAATTCAGACTTTGATGGCCAGAGTCGCATCGCCATCTCTCTTGCTCCGTCTTTAGATGCATTTGCTCCCATAGCCTTTTTCCACACTTGCGGTGTGACGAGGGTATAGGGGATATCAAGACCCGCCAATGTACCTTCTAAAATACCGAGTGCACGACCGAATGAAAACATACTCGTTACGCCTTGTCCTGGCATCGCGTTTACCTGCTCAATCATACCTTCTACTGATTGAGTTTTGAACAAGCGTAGTTCAGCACAAATTGCCTGCGGATTTACACGCTGCTTTTTGGACTTGCCTGATACATACTCAAGAGTCGGCATGTCATATATGTCAACAATAGAGCCGCCTTTGTCAAGCACTGCTAACGCGCCGTAAGTTCCTGGGTCAATACCTAAATAAAAATCTGCCATGTTATTCACCAAACTCCATTTCCTTAATCGCCTTCATTTGTTCCTTAGTCAGACTGAACCAAGGCTTCTTTCCACCTGCTTTGAATGCATCGTCCCAGATCTCTTTTGCTAATGCCTTCAAGACATCTACGTTATTGAACTGTTCCCAATACGCATCAAATCCGTTGTCTTCATGTTCTGATTGTACATTTGACATTCATATCTCCATCTTTATTTAGAAATTCATAAATTATTTCCGCTACTGCTACAAAGTCCGTAGGAGTTTGAAATTTAGCCTCAGCTATTTTCTCACAATAAACAATAGCATAATCTAATGCTTCTTTTCTACTAAAATAAGCCATCATTTACCTTTCTGAACGTAAGATTCACAGCCTTCAAGTTGCAGTTCCATAGGTAAATTAAAATCGTTATGATCACACCACCATTTACCTTCTTCAACTGGTCTTGAGAACTCGCAAGTACGACAATTTTTGAGGGGCGGCTTCTTGTCAAAGCACGCCTCTTTAAAGTCGCACCATCGGCAGGGGTAAGCCTCATCACTCTCACCAATACGCGCTGGACGTATTTCTGCATTAACTAATATGTCAATTCGTTTGAGTATGTCATTTTGAGTGTGCGTGTCTGGCTTGATACGCCGAACGTAAATAGCCTCGTTATCCTTCCCGAGGGCAAAATATAGTCCTCGTTCAATGCCACTGAATAGCATTCCCGCCTGAACTTGATAATAATGCATCGGCTTAGAAATGACAACGCCTTTCTTTTCCAACTCATCAAAAGACTTCTTGTTATGCGTCTTTGCTTCAAGTACGTGTGGTGTGTTTTCAGCTGAAGGTATACCCTTTATAACTCCGTCTAGTTTGACTACAAAATGCCCAGTTTTGTCCGTAAACGTAAATTGCTCTCCGTTTGAGTCCTTTTCGTAAACTGTGTACCCCGCAGCTTTGAGGTCAGAAACGATTCGGTCTTCCTGCAAGTGGCCAGTCTCAAATAGACGTAACATGCGACCATCAAATTCAACTGAGCCGTAGCCACGCCAATCCATCCAAATCTTCCTGAGGCACTCCTCTCCGATGCCTGACGCACCGAGCCTAGACAACCTCATTGGGCGCGATTGACGCTGCTTTATAGCTGCGTAAATTTGCCCAATCATTTCATCCTCAGCTGCAGGAATCAAGATTGGTGCTGGTTTTTTAGTTGCCATGTATTTCCTTTATTGCGTTATTAGAGGTGGGGCAGTATTTAGGATACTTATTTAAGCACTACGACCTTCAGCTGTGTGCCCCCGTAAAATATTAATCCCAAGGATTTTTCTTTTTACCTTCTTTTGCTTCTGGTTTTACCTTAGCTGTTGAAAGATTGTCATCTTCTAAGTCTAATAATGATGGCTCTTTAGCTTTAGATTTTACTGCTGGGGCTGAATCCTTACCTACGTAGCCTACAATACGGTTACGGTCAGAGTAGCCATTTGTGCCTTTTTCAATATCAAGAACCGCCGTAAAACTACGCTCAAGCAATTCATCAACAGAGGTAGCGTTTGGCTTACCGCAGGCACGTGCCCATGCTGAAACCTGCTCACGACCGATGCGTTGCGCTTTTTCTGAATCGTTGTGAATGTTGTAGTTGTTCCAAATTTTACGGTTAGCATACTTACCTGAGACTACTTCAAAAGTTGCAGCAATCATAGTTCCGCCCTTTTGAGTTGTTTTCTCTTCAGCTTCTGTGCATTTGAGTTCATACTCACCTTTTGGTAATGGCTCGTAGCTACGTTCTTCTGATTCATACTCATTTAAATCAAATCCAAATTTACTAGACATATTTATTACTCCTTTAGGTTATTAAGATACTACAGGTATATTTTTAGAGATTTCCTCAATGGTCATCTCAAAAGAATCAGGACAGGCATAACGGTTTTTTGCAATGTACGCTGGACTTTCAGTCACATGCAACAATCTCTCTCCAGTAGTGATTCCACGGTTTACAGTGTTATTGAAGCCGACGTCTGCTTTTTTGACAATCACTTTGAACCCAGCATACGCTACTACGTCGCACCACTCCTGCAACAATGCATTGCAGCGGTTAGGCAACTTAGGTACAAAGCGGTCATACGGCTCAGTCAAAGGGTTCTCATAACGAACCACTGAGGCATGCGCGAGTAAGACGATATTCATACCCTTTTTGCGGCGTAGTGCATCAAGACCCTGAAGAATCTCACGGAACTCTTCAGCTACGTAAACTTGATTCTTACCGTATCCTAAGTCTTTTGCGTCATACGATGACTCAACATTCTTAGAGATTAACGGCTCAACAAGCCAATCAACAGAGTCAATCACTAGTGTTTTAAACTTGTGATCCTCTTTGAGCAACGTCTTGATAGCTCCTACTACGTCGCCAATTTCAGAGGCACGAGGGAATGAAGTTACATCCAATGAATCGATACCGTCCTCAGTATTAACAAAAATTGGTGCGGGGAATTGAGCCGCGATTGTGCTCTTACCGATACCATGATTTCCGTAAATACAAATTCGGGGAGGTAGTTCCTGCTTTCCCTTCACGAGGGAATCCATAAAGCTCATGTTTATTTCCTTTATTAAAAGTTTAAATATACTGGGAAATACTGAAAGGTTCGGCTGTCAAACTGCAACAACTTAATCTCATTCCCAGGATTGTTTTGCGCCAATACTCCGACGCACACTGCTGACAACTTTGGATCTCCAATCATGCATAAATAATCACCTTCTCGGAAATCTTTTAAAACCTCGCGGGCATGAGCAACGGGGTCATCGTACTGAACGTCAGTAAAGACGTGTTCAATTTCTCCGAAGCGTGCTGCATCCTTGATAGTTTTACGCTGGGTGTTGTCCACTACCCAAACTACTTCTGGCTCTAGATTTAATTCATCTTGCATTTTTCCCTTTCCTGTTATTTCGTTTATGTTGAAATTATAGCTCATTATTTAAAACCTTACCAGAATGTCCAGTTTTCTTTTGATGTTTGCCAATCATCATTGCGATATGAGAATATCCGCATTCTGAACAAGTATATTTTCTCATAACCATTAAACTTTTACCGTCAAGATTCTTTTCTGAATGCAGTTTTGCCATCGTTGCTTTACCCACTTTGATCATTCTAATACTTTTACCGCGTTCATCTCGTTCTAAATGGGAAGCAGATCCGATCATCTTTGCAAAAATACTTTTACCATCAGAATCTTTAGTCATATGTCTTAATTCACATGACACTTTACCTGCTTTTTTACAATCTTCAAGAATTTTTTCTTTACTTCTACCGTGAACTCCTATTTTGCTATCATGAGTTAATTTTCCAATTTTTCTACTGTTCAATTCACCTTCATTATTGTGACAATTGTAAGATCTTTCATCTTTTCTAGCATTTAACTTTTTCAGAGTAAAAGTTTCAAATTCTATCACTTCATCAGGATAACCTATGAAAAGAATACTTATTGTGAATCTATTTGGATTTTCTCTAAACATATTCCTAACAATTTTGCTAGAAGTAAAATAAGAAGTTCCTATATGGCTTGGATTTGAATTTTTCTTATAATTTGAACCTATATAGTACTTTCCATTTATTTTGTCTTCTAATTTGTAAACGTAACAATTCGGATTCATTTTGATGCCTTTTTTGATTTTATACCCCTTGACAACAATGCTTTTTCTAATAAATCTTTGTCAAGCCATTCACCGCAACCGCAGTTGTTAGCAATTATAACTGATTCGTAAAGATACCATTCATAATCCAAATCTTCTGGATGTTTATTAGGATCTTCTATTTTCATGCAGGCTCTAGCCCCGTCAGTTTTTGGAACTTTATTACCGTTTTCCTTGTATCTCAATGGTTGAAAATTTTTGTCTTTAGTTTGGTACCATCTGACCGTTTTTCCTAAATATTTACCATTTTGTTCTCCTCCGCCAGTTACATTTCTAGCAGAAATAAAATCTAAAAATAATGAATTCTTTATAGTTTCCATCATTGGAGCGCCTCTAGACAACCATAATCCAAATGCTTTTGAAGCTACTTGTGCAGTTGGATTTTTATTTAAACTTAAAGGCGCATATATCCCTTTTACTTTTAATGACCTGTCTTGTTTTACCGCAAAATATGAATTTACGTCTTTGAGTGCAACAGCTCTATACGGCGTATCCTCAAATATAAAGCCAGTCAAGTCGCTAAACTCTTTTACAATGTTGTGAACTTTTGTGACCTCGTTACGCCTATGCTTGAGCATGATTCCGTCGGTATTGGCTGAAACAACTTGAATACCATTGTCCTCTAAAGTCTCAATTAAGTTTAAAAGAGTAAGCTGACCCGTCAGAGTAATATTAATCATAACGTCGGGAGAATACAGTGCTGAATACTTACTAGCTGTTTTACCGAATGTTCCGTTCAATGCAATCCGCAATGAATCTGCAATTACCATGTTCTTTTGACGTTTACCTTCTAATCGTCTCTCGAACACTTTGCGATACTCATCAATAAAGGTTGTACCAGTGTTAACAGGTATGAGATTGCAATTAAGCAAAATGCTAGGATAATAACTAGAAACATCATAATCAACAATTTGATAATCATCATCAGTAACATGGCAAACCTTTCTATCGTGTTGTGAATGAAGACCTCCAACGCCCATCTGATATATACCATTGTTTATCGTTACGAGGTCTTCCTTCAGAAAGGCAGGTAACTCTACGTGCCCCGTTGACTGCTTAACTTCATATACGTGCTCTGACATCCTTCTTGTTAATTCAATAAGGTCAGCGCGTTTAAAGTTAATAAAATGTGGAACTATATACCGCACGCTCTCAGGAATTTTTGCATTTGAACGCTTTAACTTGAGCCGCTTGATAAACATCTGCTCAGCTACTTGAGAGTCAGATTTAGAACGAGCATCAAAACCATACTCCTTACTAATTTCAACTCTAAGCTGGAGTTGCCCTTGCAGCTTGTTATAAAGCGTCTCTGTAGTATCTAAGTCGTTCTTGCAGTAATCCCAAACCATTGGTCGGGCAGACTCATCAATCTCCTGCGAATGATGAAACGGCAGGTCTTGAATGAGCGGCATGTGCATACGTGCGCCGTAAGTCTTTAGGCTCACAAAGCTGGGCGCGACCTCAATCAAATCAATGTGGTCAATCATAGGGATCTTGAACCTGAATTGCTTTTCAGCATCCCAAGGCATCAAGTTATCCCCGATGATTCTATCTCCCAGCTTTTTACATTCTAATTCTGATTTACCCGCTATAAAATAACTAATAACGGGCATATCATACTTTGAACCATTAAAACTAATGAATGTATTTTTTGATTTGAAAAGAGACTTGACGCGCTCACGAGCGTCTTCATCATCTCCCCAGATACCGAAGTATTCTCCGCTCTCAAGAATCTTACCCATTAATAGAAACATGTTTGGGGCAACTTCAGTATCAAAAACAATAGTCCCCATTAATCTTGGTTTACATAGCGTTCTGTTGGACCGCCGTCAAGAGCCTGCACGGGATACTCTAACTCTTTTAGCTTTTCAATAAAGTGAATTGCTTTCTCTAAGTCTTCCCGTCCGTTCTTGAGGTGAAACCGCTCAAGATACTTAGTAGCGCAACCTACAAAATAACCTCTACCGTATAGACGATAGATTCTATCCCAGTGCTGCTCCCCGTCAACTTTATAATGCTTACCACCTACCTGCTTATTATTTGCGCTCATGATTTCCTTATAAGTTTTACGAATATCTTCTAAACTATCAATCCATTCTGAATGAGTCTTAGCTAGCATTTTTCTTCTCTCTGTTCATAATATAAATCTGAGTAGCTAACTTCCAGTCAGAGGCTGAAATCTTATCTGCCCAATATGAGCCATCGCTAATCTTATGCTTACGCTCATATGCGACCATAGCCATTGGCTGCGCTACAAACTCAAAGAAGGGATTAACGAATCCACTTTTCTTGAATGGGTCATTGCAGAATGCCTCGCACTCAGTTAGGAATAGTTCCCAATCACCTTGATACAAAACACTAGGCTTGACTACTCCGTTTGAATACGCATCAAATACTTCACTGCTCGGCGGATTTTCTACATACGGCTGAGCGTTGTAGAGTTCAATATATAGATGCAGATTGTTACTCACCGTAAAGTATTGACCGACTGGCAGCTCAAGCGCAATCGCTACAAACTCTTGAATCATAGAGAAGTGAACTGGATTCGCCCCGCAGTATCCCCACCAGAAATCATTACTCCTGTTGAAGATTGTCAAATCAACACATCCGTTCACAACAGCAAATACTAACTGCGTATTACAGGCTTTATCCTTTGTGCTTTTGTTGAAGTCAGATGCATCCCAGAGTTGAATAACCGCCTGACGGGAATTAGAATCAGTCTTGAGGTGCTTGATAACCTCTTTGAGTTGGTCAAATCCAAAGTGCTTACGCATCCTGTGTCCGTACGCCGCGTTGAATCTTACGCCGTCATCGCTGAATTGACCAATGGTAGAATTAAACTGCTTCAGGAACTCTACGTCATCACGTCCCGCGAGCATCCAGATTGATTCCATTAAGTGAAAGATTGGATTCGCGTCTCGTTCAGCAAAGAACAATACGCGCTCAGTCGGCTCGATGATTGTAGTCAGCACTGGTTCATCAATACGCAAAGCAGGACCATTACGAGTTTGAACCTTTACACCTGAGGTTTTAAAACGCCAGAGCATATCAGTAAATAATTCATTTACGTTGATAGAACGTATTTCCATGTTATTTCCTTTATTAAAATTCTGTTGTTGGTTTGTAATTCTGACGAGGCTTACCCTCTCCTTTTACTACTCTTTGATACTTATCAAACTCACACATGATGTTTTGACAATCATGCAGGGTTAAATCTTTTAATTTATTATTTGAATCAATCAAGATTGAACGGATCTCTGTTAATTCCTGATTGAATCTTTCCTCAGTAAACTTTTTACTAATAGTGCGTTCATGCAACCTATTCAACCCACGCTGACTGCCTGGACCCATCGGTGCCCATGAATATAAATCTATAGCATTGTCAAGCTGCCCGCGTATGTACGTTAAATCTGAACTCACTTGCCCAGCTATAAAGGTTTGAATACCGAATGAAGTAGCTAACGCATTAGTAGTATGCTTGATTGAACCAGAAGCAATCGCCCCACGAATCTGCGGTGCAATCTTGATGATTGGCGCAATAATATACTCCGCGAGGTTTACAGACTTTGTGTTACCTTTGACCATCGTTGGGTAAACAATATAAGCAGAGCTATATACCTTTTCACCTTTGGATTCTAGATGCTTCATCGCCTCAATAAACAAGTAAGGATTAAACTCCTCAGCGCGGCGGGGAATCACGAGGTTATCCATAAGGTAAAGCAGGGTCGGTGGCCAATTAATCAAACGAGCTAACAGGGCGCGGAACCATACGTCACCTTGAACATTCTTATAGTAATAAGTTAGGAGCCACTTACTTACCCTGTCATCCCTACGACGCACATTACAGAACCGATACTTAGCGAGTATTGGATCAAGCGTATATGGCGGTAGAAATGATTTCTCCTTGTTTAGGCGTATTTGTTCTCGTTCATTAACAAACTCAACCAATTCATTAAAGAGTGCCATTCTCTGCCTTTCTGATAACTTCTAGAGTGTCATTAAAGGCATCGGTGTGATCTATTGTAATAATTTTTACTCCACCTGCATTATGCAAATTAACGCAAGCGTCATAAGTAGATTTATGTGCGCTTACAGTATTCGCTGGATTGAACGGCTTTGTTTCCCCACGGGCATCTCTACGCGCTTGCACTCTCTGTAGGCAAGTTGCGAGGGGCGTATCGAGGATAGCCGCGACGTATGAACCCGTTGGTTTAAGCATCTGTGTTGTGATTGCTCCTGGACCCACTTTTGAGAGTAACAAACCTTCAAGCAGAACATGACCCCTAGGATGAGCAGCCAAGGCTCGTTCTGCAATTTCCTCTTGAGTACTGATACCATCTGTACCTCCGCAAGTGTTTTCATAACTACCAATCACATAAAGCGGCTGAGTAATTCCTTGACTTGACAAATCAACATGATACCCCCAATGTTTCTTTTTACCGTTGGGGTCTATTATTGCTGAGCAGGGGTAATCTGTCAAAAACTTACGGGCTACAGTGGTCTTACCTGAGCCTGAAGTTCCGCGGAGTGATAGAATTACGTTCATGTGTTTCCTTTATTCGGTTATTGAGTTGAAATTATAGCTCAATATTTTGCGGGCACTTCAAATGCGTGTTGTCTTTTCCACATGTTACGTATTGTTTCAGGATATTTATTTAAGAGCCAATCTTGAAAAGCTGTCGCGGGGTTAATATTCAATAGAATCCCATCTTCATCTTTACATTGCATGAGGGCAATCACTAAGGCTTCTAATGACTGTTGACTGATATTCTTTTTATTTGATTTCATTTGTTTTCCAGTATATGTTCAGCGCGGAATGGCACGCCAGTTTTAGCAAACATCTCAGCCTTTATTTTAAACGGTATTCTATCTTTTTCACACTCTTCTCTCAACCATTCAGGTAAATAATTTGCCCTTATTTCTTTAAAAGGTTCAGTATATTGACTCAGATTTCTTTTATCATACCATTCTATTCTTTGAAATCCAAGATCTGCATATACTCCTGGATACCGACGGCTAAAGAATCCATTTTTGAATTGGCATAGGCATGACTCAAAAGTAAACCGACCGAGGTCAGGATTAGGCTTCATCACTCTAATAACTTCACTGGCTCTAGCTTCTAACCCTTTACACATATCTTCAAAATCATCATATTTTCCTGAATGTGAATTAGGTTGACGCTTGTCAAACACATAATTATCCATTCCTAGCAAAAACAACATACCGTTACGATGAGAGCGCGAGCCGTCAAAGTCATTAAACATCAACGTAGTGCAGTCTGCCCCGAACCCGTTAATTTTTACATACTCAAGGTAAGAGAAAGTAGAAAGTCGCCCAAAGCTAACAATGCTATTAGCCTTAGCCCATAGCGAGTCATAGTTAGCATCGCTCCAGAGCTTGACTTGAGAACCATGCTCTTTGACGAGTTGGGCATATGAGTAGAGACCTTTTAGAGTGTCTTTTTTCTGTTTATTACGGTCAGAATCAAAAGATAGAGTAGCCCAGTCATCATTGAACTTAATATGTGCTTTTTTCCATTCTTCATTACTCTCAGGAATTGCAGGAATAAACTCTAGAATCTTTAAACTAGTGATTGGGTTTTGAGTGTGCCCATTAAGCGTAGCAAACCAGAGAGCCTGCTCATCCGTCCAGCCATAATACTTTTTGAGCGCAGGCATGTAGAGATAAACTAATCCTGGATGTGCTTTGTATTCAAGGTTCATAGTGTACAACGCTTTGAAGTATTCAAGACGGTTCTCAGGTAATCTATAATCAGTCATTTTCTATCCTTTGGCGGCTGCTTATTGTGAGTCGGGTAAACAGGCGATACAGGTTTAATTGGTTGTATCATTTAGCCACCCCCAGAACTGGCATTAAAGGTAAAGTGGGTAAAGCGGTAGGCATAGGTAACGGAGCAGGCATAGGCACGCTGGGAATAATAAATCCAACGGGTTGCCCATACTGGTTCAGAACGACCTGAGAGTTACCGATAGGCATAACTGAACCCACGCTCTGACCGAACTGATTCAGATACTGCATCGCTCCTTGAACATTGTTCTGAGCGTAGCAGCTTGAATTACCTGAGAGATAACCAATCGTAAAAAAGATTATCATAAATAAAAAGTTCTTCATAATGCCTCTACGTTTCTCTTTATCATTTTGAAAGTTTCATCGTAAGTAAACTCTACAATATGATCCATAAAGTTCTCCACGTCCCTATCACTAAAAACATAAACCCATGCGGCAATCGGTATTTCTTCTGGATTCCTGTCTTCAAATTTCTGGTCCACCTTCAATTGAATTCGTAGCGCGTATTTATCCATTAAATCATTAAAGTCCATACGCCTACGAATTGATTCTGGTTTTAGCTTCATAGCTGCTCCTAGATATGTTGGCTAGGAATGCGGTTACGGATCTCCTCAGCAACAGTGTTGAAGTTACCGTCCATGAGGTCAATAGACCACTTATCACAAATCTTTGCGCACTCTTCACGCTCAATAACTACGGCGTATTTTGTAGCTTCAATTGCATGAACGATGAGTTCAGCTTTTGCCTCGGCTAGTGCGTCATCAAACTCGCGTTGCGTAAAAAGCGTTCCTCCAGTACCTTTAGCAAAGAATGATTTCTGGAAATCAGATTGTTCTGACATGTAATTCTCCTAAATTGTATTGATAATTAAATGCAAATTGTTTAACAACTTCTTGGACTTTATATTTACGCCCATACATAGGATGATTCTCACCTGCGTATTTTCCTTTTCTTGATTTTGATAAACGCTGTTTATGTTGCTCAGATTTTGGAAAACGAAATTTAATTAAAGTTTCTTCAGAATGTTTTTTACCATACATCGGATGTCTGTCACCAGTTGTTAATTTATTCATTTCCGAGCGTTTGGGATTCTTTTTACCAAACATTGGATGTTTACTACCTGTTTGAGCTTCTGAAAATTTTATTCTAGCCACTTGATATAAACGAGAATTAACATAAGCGTTATTTGAACCTTTCATGCAAATAACAGCTCTCCATGCTAATCCTCCATGAATCTTTGCTAACAAATAATGAGCAATAAAATGTTCTCTAGCTGTTAAATCAACTAAATTGGAATTATCATTAGAACCGCCTAAAGATTTAGGAATTATGTGATGACGTTCTTTATATCCGTCAATTGAATCACGTAGTTTGGCATTATCAATTAACAAAGTGTAAATTTTTTGATAGTTCATTTTAATAATTTTCGCTCAATAAATACTGCAATTTCAAGTGGTGTTGCGTGTTGATTGTGTTGCACGATTGAAGCGGCGATCATAGCTGCTTGACGCCATCCTTCATCAAAACAGGCTTTTGGGTCATTGAGCATATCTTTTGCATTGGCTCGTTCAAGTAGCTTGACCCAATCGTCATAAGACTGTTCCCAATTCATAATAGACTTATCAGACATAATATTATTCCTATAGTAATTTTAAACACAACGTAAATAAAACTCAAGCCCACAATACCTATGCAAATCGCGCCAATCACCTGCCACTTACTCGGCAGGTCAAGATATTTGTTTCGCATCAAAACCCCCAGCCGAACATGCAACCTAGTATTATGCCGAGGATGATGACGCCAATCCATTCCCATTTATAGTTTGTCATATATTTTCTCCATGATTAAGTCGCGGTCTGGTTCTACTTCCTCTTCTACTTTTGATACGGGTTCTTCATATTCCTCTAGGTCATCAACGTCAGGATCATATTCGCCTTCTAGCTTGATCTTAAAATCTGCTACCTGCAATCTATACAACGAAGGAATAGAGCGGAACTCATCAATGCGGTGTTGCATGGGGTGCGGCTTAAGAATATAGTTCTTAAAGTCCGCGAGTCTTTCAAATGTAATTTTCTTCATGCTTATCCCCTCCAAGATTCTTGAGCTTGTTTATCAAATTTATCAAAGTTAAGCGCATGAATCATTTCCCATACGCTGATTTCTGTGTCAGCGATGCAGACGTCCTCAATATCAATTCCGCCTACGTGACCTACGCTGGGTTCATCTTTGTCAACGTAGCCGTACACGTCTAGCAACGTATCACCGCAATACATAGACATTAAAAAGTTAGATGCTTTAGCCATTGTTATTTCCTTTATTTAGTTATCAAAAATAAAACGTAAGACGGGATGCTGATAAATACGACTGCGTAAAACCAAAGTATAGCTGGAAAAAATAAAAGTGTAAAGATTAATTTCACGCGGGGATTTCTCCGTTCCAACTTTTGATGCGCACTACGTCCAACTTGAGGGCGGGCGCGTCACGAATGATCCAAGCCGCCTGATTAATAGTAACTGGCTTTGTAAAGGCTCTCCAGTCATTGAGATAGTCATCAAACTTGATTACGATGTATTCTTTTTTACCTTGACCTGCGTATTTCATAATGTGCCCCCGAAGGGGCATCCTTTCTTATCTAGCGGTTACACGAATGGCGATTGAAGCAGTGGACTTGTAATACTTTTGCAATTGCTCAATAGTAATACCGAGGTCAGCAACCATCTGTTTATAATCATACGTAGAACGCTGAGACAGGGTCACCGTAGCTTTATAAAGGTCACCCTCATAAGTGCCCTCACCAGCGTTCTTGAATACGTCTTTGAGCTGCTCAATCTGCTCATTGAGTTCAGCTGCCTGAGCCTGCAATAAGCCAAGGCGGTCAAGATCCTGCATCTGAGCAGATTGGCTGAGTGCTTGATTAACTAATTTAGTAGAGATAGAGTTCATTTGTATTTCCTTTATTAAGTTTATTAAACTGCTTTTGGTCGTTGAATCAAAGTTTGTTTTACACCATTACGAGTACCATGCTCCTTCACTGTCGCCTTGAGAGTTACTGTTTCACCCTCTGCAAGGTTCCATACTGCATCGCAACCACCTTTGTAGATGATTACGTTTTTGTTGGCATCTTCAAAAATAAAGATACCGATTGGACCGAAGTTAGTATCAATGTTGATTACTTTCTTCAAGACCAAAGTTAAAACAATTTTATCACCGATGATGCCGACATATTCACGAGCAGCGTCGATAGCTGCCTGTTTATCAGCCCACTCTGCCTTGCGGGCATCGCGCTGGATGATGCACTTACGAACTGCTGCTACTTGCTTCTCGGTTAATTTACCGTATGTGTCATACGCAGAGGCAACTGAACCAACAAAGCCGTCTTTATAAATCTTACGCTCATGAGCGTCAATCTCATAACCTTGAGACAGGAACGCTTCAATTTCAGCATAGTCAGGATAATTACGGCTGAAAGTCTTTTTAGCGTTGGTAATAATATTTCTAGAAATTGCCTCTCCATAAGCAGCTGGATTTTCAATTTCAGGACCAATGTGGAATAAACGTGAAGTCATTTGTATTTCCTTTATTTAGATTATTAAACTTCTACTGCACCATGCAAGCCATTGACAACTTCATCACAATAACCTGCTGCTTCTTCTAACTGCTGAATTGCTTCTTCTGCTTTTTCACCGCGCTCAGAAGATTGCAAACCTTCTGGCATGTTGTCAAAAGATTCTTGTTCAGCCTCGAGTATACCATTGATTTCAGATTGTAAGTCTTCAACTTGAGCAATTAAAGACTGGATTTGTTTTCTACGTTCTGCGTTCATTTGTATTTCCTTTATTTGGGTTATTAATTTACTATCCTGTGAAGCTATGTAAAAAACTATAGCATAGAAATTTATAAAAGGCAACAATTATTTTTGAGTGAAAACCCTTAGTTAGAAAAAGGATGCGTAAAATGAGGCGTAATTACGCTTAACTTCGGCTCCGACCCTATAATCCAAAAAAGTGCGCTGTCATCAAAGTCCATCCCTTGTTGAGTTAAATATCGCCAAACTTTTGCCTCGTACGTGGGATGAAACTTGATTCCGTCATAAGATTCACCATTAAATTTATCAGTATATTTTGAGTAGCCCGTGTCATGCAAGGAATGATGCTTCCACCTGAACGGCAATGCGTCAAGATTGATACCCATAATCTCTGCGCGTTCCCGAATCCATTGGGCTTTACTGGGTCCAATACCGACGGTAAATAATGTTTCAATGTTGTGCGCATCTCTTGAAAGCCCAAGGAGTATACTGCAGAGTGAATTGCATGAACCAGCGGGTACAATTAAAGTCTTGACCTCATCCGGAATGTTCCTCGTCTGATTAGCCCCGACGTCATGAAAGCCCATCAAGTCTTCAGGGTGTTCTCTATGGTCAACGGTAATGCCATAGTTAACTACTAGGGAGTCAGAGCGGGTAAGGTCACCTACCATGCGCTGTAACACTGGGTTGTACGGTGCTGCGGCATACTCAAACTGCGTACCGAACCCCCTAGCAATACGCGGGTTGTCATGGCGCAATACAGTGTCAGGCTTTGAGTACACAACCATGCGGGAAGGTAAACCAAGGTGCGCGCCCACAATAGCGGACATTGAAAGTTGCGGACTTTGAATTGACGCACCAGTGAGTACGTGCGTCTTACCTTTTCGGTTCTTTGTCATGTAATAAATTAACTGGCGCAACTTACTCCCGTTCGGTCCACCGTAACCGAGCGTATTGAAGTAGTCCTCCCGCTTGAACCACATGCCTTTGTGATTCTCAACGGGAGTGAGATCCATTAAGTGATCCTCCCACTTGATTACACTGCGGTCAAGAGTGTGGGTAGGAATGATTGATTGGCTCATTTCTCTTGTGCCTTATTTGTATTAGGCTTTCTACCATCTTCATATCCATTGTCATAAGCCCTAATTTTTTCTGCTTTCAACGCCTCTATTTCAGCTTGTAGTCTTAAAATTACTAACTTAGCGCCTTCTAAATCTTCAGCCAGTTCTTTAGCGTTCATTTCTCTTGTACCTTTTTATGTTTAGATAAAGCATCTACCAAAACAATGCCTATTTCATTGTCCCAAACTGTATTTTGACCATCATTCCAACCTTCTTGGGTATAAATAACTTCTTGGTCATAGTTAATATCGTAGGTAACTCTTGACCTACTAACTCGTTTTTGGGTGCATAAATCTTCACGCATTTCAATTAAGCTCATTTCTCTTGTGCCTTTCTTAATATTGCTAATACTTCACTACAACATACTTTGACTGCGTTATATGCTTCTGACATATTTTCATCAGCGCACCAGTATGCGGTGTTCATAATGGTTATACGCACTTCCTCTATTTCCTCATCTGTTAGTGTCTTTGCTGGATGGTGAAACTTATGGGCTTTCCACCCTTCTTCTTTGCCAGCTTCAAAACCTTTCTTAAACTGTTCATCTAGTTCTTTTGCTGGATGGGTGTAGAGTGGTGTTGGGTTTTCATCAATTGCCAAAGCACAATCTAAATCAAAAAATACACTTGTGTTATCACCTACCGCAATCCACGCTACTGGTTTATTGTTCATTTCTCTTGTGCCTTTTTCAAGTATTCTGCAAGTCTTTTGCCATAAGTCAAAGAATGTATTTCCATTTTTAACGCCTCTATTTCAGCTTGTTGCTGGCGTAGCATGGTGGTTTCTTGTTCTAAAGCATTTTGTAATTGCCCCAACGCCTCTTTAGCTTGTTCCGACCAGTCATGTGGTTCTTCATGGGTGTTGTGTGTTTCTATTAATCTTTGTATGTTCATTTTTGTT